GGAATAGATAGCCTTATATTTTTCAATATGGTGCAATCCATTCTTGTTAACTAAACAAATCATGTTTCCTTGGCCTTGAAACACTACAAAGTTGAGAATTTTTGCTGACATAGACAAATTCTTTTAGAATTTATATTTTAAGGATAAAATGCCAATAAAGAATAGAGACAATGCAGAATATCTTGCGACTGGTATAGATAATTCCGGATTACGCGAAGATGCACAAGAGACAGTGGATATAGTTCATGGTGTCGTTGATAAAATTGTAGATGAAGGTAATAAAGCCGTGGATGGTTTGAATAAAGGTGGTAAAGTCTTTGTCAATCAAGAAAAGCAGCATGCCAATCAAGTTGTAGATGAGGCTCGTAAGATGCAACAAGCGTATGATAACTTGACCGGTCCGGAGAAAGCTGCAAAGAAAGTTGCTGAACAAATCGCCTTCTTAAAAGAGACGATACAATCCATTGAAACCGATATACCTAAATTACAAAAGGCTTTTGATAAAGCTGCTCCCGGTAAGGTAAAGAGTGATGCAGTACAAGAGCTGAATGCAGCCAAAAAAGAATTAGAGGAGGCTAAAACGGAACTTGCACAAGTAGAAAATCAAAACGATAAGACTTCCCAAGCAACACAACGGCTTACTTCCCAATTCCGACAGATGAAAGATGAACTTACAAGGATGAGGCAAGCAGGGCAACAAGATTCCGAAGAGTATAGTGATTTACAGAAGAAAGCAGCATTACTTGAACGTCAATTGAAAGGTACGAATCTTCAAATGAAAGTACTTTCTAGTCCTAACGCCAAATTTGAAGGGGTGATATCGGGTGTTACGGGATTCACAGGGGCATTGTCTGCTGGAATGGGTATTATGGGGCTATTCAATTCTAACAATGAAGAGTTGGCAAAAATACAAACAAAGGTACAATCTGTAATGGCCATTACTATAGGCTTGGAACAGGTCGCTAATACTTTGCGTTCAACATCAGCCTTTAAATTGGTTACCTTAACTAAGATACATGATCTTTTTACTGCGGCCAATTATCGGTTAGCTACAGCAATGGGCATATCCACAGGTGCTGCACAGATTCTTATGGGAACTCTTACGCTTGGGCTATCTGTCGTTATTACAGGACTAATCGTATTGTGGAATAAGTATAGTGATTCTCAAACGAAAGCGGCTGCCTATTCTGCACAATCGCAAAAAATGATGTCAGATGCAATGGATGATGCATCTAAGTCGTTAGGTAGTCAGATGGTAAAGTTGCACGAGATGCAAAATCGTTGGAACTCTTTAGGTGATAATTTAAAGGCAAAGAAAAAATTTATTGATGAGAACCGGAATTCTTTTCATGATCTTGGTATAGAAGTAGACACTATTAATGATGTTGAAAACACATTAGTCACTAATACTGGTGCTGTTGTTAAAGCCTTACAATTACGTGCTGAAGCTACAGCTTATGCTAAAGTGGCAGAAGGGTATTACGAAAAGAAGGCTCGTGGTCAAATGCAGGCTGACGAAATAATTCATGCTGGCCCACAGAAAGAAGATGTACCAATTAAATACAAAAAAGTTACTACACAAGGAACTGCTGGTCCTGTGACAATTGAACAACCCTATCGCGATATAAATGACATTAAGGGTACTAGGGAAAATTTACGTAAACGTGCTGATAAATATAGAATTGGTGGAGAAGTGAATGGAGTTTATGGTAATAATGCGATTAATCATGTCAATGATCTTAATAGGGAAGCTAATAATCTTTTAAAAAAACATCATGTTAAGAGATATTATGGGTCTGATACCTATAGCTCTGATCAGTCTAAAGCGGAGCGTGAACGTAAGGCTGCGGCTGCTAAAGCTGCAAGGGAAAAAGCTAAAGAAAAGAGAGAAAGAGACCAAGAAGCAAAGCAGAACGCTTCTTACGAGAATAAGAAAAATGAAATTGATTCTAAGGGAAGCACAGAAACCAAGCGTTTCATAGAGGATCAGCAAATAAAGATAAGAGAAGATAAGGTGGCTGCGATGAAGGACGGTTCTGATAAAGAGATTGAGCAAATGAAACTTAATCACTATAAAGAAACGCAAGAGCTGAAACGTGAAGAAGAAGACTATTTGAAGAGTAAACAGGATAAGGCACGCGAGATTTTTATTTCCAATCCAAAGAATAAGAAGAAAACGTTTGATGCTTCGACAATAACGCTCTCAGAAGATGAAAAAAATTCTTATGCAGACAGAAATAGTGCTTTATTGGAGAGACAGAAATCTGAAACTATAGAATATTATAGAAAGATACTTGAAAATTATCAGACTTATGCTCAGTCGCGATTAGAGATTACTGAGAAGTTTGAAAAGCAACGTAAAGCTTTTGAAAATGCCGATGCTTCAAAGGAACAGTTCGCACAATTGACAAAAGACGAGCAAGACGCTTTAAATGCTGTTGACCAACAATTTGCTAAGAAGCAGGATTCTTATAAAACGATGCTGGCAACTATATCGGATATGTCAATTACACAATTGAAGACAGCATTGAAATTAGCTTCCCAAGCATTGTCTGATTATACAGAATCGCATTCAACTTCAAACACAAGCGACGTTTTTACGACAGATTATTCTAACGGTATGCCTACCGAAAAATTGGATGCTAAGAGTAAAATTACTCCTAAAGATACTAATGAAATAGCTAATCTAAGAGCTACAATAGAAGTATTGAGCCAAAAGCTGAATGAGAAGCAAGCAAAAGATGTCGTAGATAAGACAAATGGCAAGGCAGGGAAAAATGTTCTAAAAGACTGGAAAAATCTATCTACAATACTTGATTCTGTGGATAGAAAAATGGAAGGTTTGGGGAATACTATAGGAGGGACAACCGGTGAAGCACTAAAGGCTGCTGCCTCAATTTCAACGTCTGTAATTAGTATAATTTCGGGAATTACGACATTAACTGATACTTCGAGTATATCTATGACGGAAACAGCTAATGCATCACAGAAAGCTATTAAAGCAGTAGAAAAAGCCTCTATTATTTTAGCTATAGTTTCTGCTGCATTGGAGTTACTACAAAAAATAAAGAGTATTTTTTCGAATGATGCATCCAAGGAGTTTGAATTGAAATTTGAACAAGAAAAATTACAGTTAGCCCAAGACTATAATAAAGCTTTGGCCGAACAACTTGCTTTGGAAGATAAGGTTTTTAATACAGATAAGATTAGGAATGCCATAAAGGATGTAGATGCATATTATAAAGCTCTTGAAGGATATGAAAAGCTTTATAATGCAAATAATAAAAGTGATGCGACTCTAAAAAATATGCCTAAGGGCGGAAGATATACAAGAGTATATACAACAAAACTTCGTAATGAGATGCAGATCCAAACAAGTCAGGGCAATTTTTGGAAGCATAGTAAGTATGAGAATTTGGAGAAGTGGCTTAAGGAGAATGGTTATGATAAATTATTTGATGAAGATGGTAACCTTAACTTAAGTGTCGCAAAGTCTGTTGCTGGCATGAGCAGCCTTACTGACCAAACAAAAAAATATTTAAATGAGTTGATTTCTGCAAAAGAGGAAGAAGACAAGATGGATGAGGCCATTGATGACTATATAAATAATGAGTTTGGTTCATTATCTGATGATTTGATGAATTCATTAGTTGATTCTATTCAAAACGGTACTGATGCCTGGACTGAATTTGAAAAGGCAGGAGATGATGTTATCGGCAATTTGGGCAAAGAGATTGCTTATACACTTTTCTATGCTGACCAATTTAATGCATTCAAAGACAAAATCAAAACGATACTTAAAAGTAAAGTAGATGGAGAGTCGGCACAAGATCGTGAAAAGCGCATAGCTGCAGAAGAGGAAAAGGCCACGGAAGACTTCTTTGGTACATTAAAAGATTCCGCAGCAGCCGGGGCGAATTTTATGAAGCAATATCAAAAGGATGCAAAAGCTAACGGATATGATGTTTATTCCGATACAGATAAAAAGAGCGGTTCAACGGGTAAGTTGGAAGCTGCTCTAACCGAAGGAACAGCCAGCGAGGTGTTGGGTGTTATGAATATGTCTGCCCTTGATGTTCGTATGTTGAAAGATTTAGAGGTCTCTCACTTTAAAGACTATGGTACGGAAATGAATTATATAGCTTCGATGCTGGATCAAACTGTACAAATTAATGCAAACACTTATCGGACAGCAAATAATACGGATGGACTTATCAAAAAGTTAGATGAAGGCTTTTCGGGCATGAGTGATAGGATGGATCAGGTAGTTAAGAATACAAAAGGATATACAGGGAGGGGATAAGCATGTATAAGATTGATGGAAAAGATTTATCCGAATATGGAGCCATACCAGCAAAAAGTGATGGAATGACTGCATTAAGTGGAGTTATGTCGTTGCCGAAGCGTACCGGGACAACGGAGTATGATTGGGGAACATCTATTGAGCCGTTTGTTGATGCTGAAAACATCGAATTAGATGGACGTAAGCTAACCTTGTGTGTTACAATCAAAGCGGATGAAACGGAGTTATTATCCAAGGTAGAGGCATTCAAAAATGCATGTATTTCATGTACCTCACTAACAACTGATTTTGGAACATATCAAGTCATTCAAAAGTATGAAATAACTGTAACCAAATATGTAGGTGTTGCTCTTATAACAGTACCATTTTGGGAGCAGAATTATGTAGTAGCGACTAATGATATTAAGCCAAGTAATTCCGGCTCTTACATGCTTGATGAATATGACTTGTTTAAAGACTTCGGCATATCTATATCGTCTTCCAATGGAATAAATAACACCTCGGAGCGCATTGATGTAAGTACTACTCTTCCATATATGGCAACGGCATATCGTTCGGCAATGGATTTATCATTGACTTGTAAGATGTTTGGTGAATCACTTGCAGACCTATATCAAAAGATCACAAAATTTGAAGCTCTTTGTATCTCTCCGGGGACGCATCAGATAAAATGCAAAAACACTTCTCGAACTATATATTTTAAAGATGGAATAGATGTAAAGGTTGAGGCCAATACCGTCCTTTCCTTTGATTTAAAATGTAGAGTTATTCAATGAAGACAATAGACATATTAAGAATGGTTGATGGTGTGGAACAGGTTGTTTATACTGTTTCCACAAAAGATTCGTCACTTGATCAAGAGTTGATGAAAAAGGATGAGGTTTCTATTGAAGTAACCACAGAGGAACCGATGTATCTAAAGGAAAAGGATTATGTTGTTATCGACAATATCCAATACAGGATAAACCGTGATCCTGAAAGCAAACTCTTATCAAGTAAGAAAAATGGGTATACTATTACTCTCGAATCTCCAATATATACTCTCATAGACAAATTTCTATGTGATAAACTCACGGGTAATACAACTATCACCTTAACAGGTAAATTAAAAGACTTCTTGGAGCTCCTTGTCTGGAATGTAAACTATGATAAAGACAGTAACCCTCTTGGTGTTGATACCGGATGGACTGTAGGATTGTGCCCGGATACGGATTATATGAATATAACGTTCACGACAACAAAATGTCGTGATGCTTTGGATACATTGGCCAATAAATTCGGATTGGAGTACTATGTTACCGGTAAGGCCATTAACTATGTAAAGAGTATAGAGAATGCGACAGGATTGGTATTCACGCAAGGGCAGGGAAATGGGCTTTATGATATAGAAAAAAGTAACATTGACAGTAACGATCTAATCACAAGAGTTTATACCAAGGGTGGCACAGAGAATGTTATTCCCGGTGAAGGTGATTCAGATGGACGATTGATCTTGCCGGAAAAGTATTTGGAGAATTTCAGTGAAAGTAAAAGAGTTGTTGAGGCTGTTGTTCAGTTTGATAATATACACCCCACTTTTACCGGTACTGTTGGGACACTAAGTGGTACAAACAATAAGTCTTTTACCAGCCCGGAGATGGACTTTGATCTTAATGATGTGGCCTATGGTGATGGGGGTGAACGTATCAATTTCCTTACAGGGGATTTGATGGGAAAAAGCTTTGAGTTTAATTGGTCCAGCAGTGAAAAGAAAATAACGCTGGTATCGCAAGAAGATACCTTGGCCGCTATTGACACTACAACAGGGAAACGTCCGACTATACCTTCTTCATCTAAGTATTTGCGTGGTGGTGAGAAGTTCAATTTTACCGGTATCAAATTGGGCCAGACATACAAAACGGATGCAATAAATAAACTTCGCGATAAAGCTACGGATTGGCTGGCATACTATTGTCGTAAACGTGTAAAATTCGTATTGAATGTTGACTATAGATATTTAAGGGAAAAGAATATTGCTCTTCATTGTGGTGACTTGGTTACGGTAAAGGCTCCTACACATAGCATTGATATGCTAATCCGGATTATAAAGATTGAGAGAAATTTATATACCGGGAAAGTCTCATGCACTGTTTCAAACTATTTAGATGAAAGATGGGAGAAACGTATTGAGGATCAGGTAACGGAAATAAAGTCAACGATAGAAACGTCCAACGGTGGGAAATGGGGAGCAACAAGCGTTACCATTTTAACTAGAGATGATATCCGGACTCCAACAGATGACAATCTTTTATCTTCTGCACGTTCGTATGAGGACTTTGTATCTAAAAAGGATGATGATTCAGTCGGAGGGTTCATCATATTTGTGAAAGGGCTATGCTCAAAGGTTTTATCAACATTTGAAAAGGGAATAAAGGTTCTTGGAGGCATTATAACCGATACTTTAAATGTATCTGATAAAGCAACGACAAAAAGCCTTTCAGTAAGTGATCAGGCTGTTATTGATAAAATAGTGTCCTCTGCCTTTAGCTCTGGTCAACTCGGATCAGGATTTACCCTTTACGCAAAAGACGGTAAATCATACATGGAGATTGATGAGCTGCTCGTACGAGTAAAAGCTATATTCACCTCATTGGAAATTCGTAAGCTCAACTATGTAGGTGATAACATACTGCTCACTTCTGCCGGCTGCAAGATTGGAAAGGTCGAGGAAACAGATACCACATACAAATGTTACTTTCTAGCAGATGATGGTACCACGGCAACAACAAATGATTTCGTTGTAGGTGACCAGGTACGTTGTCAGACTTTCAATATCAAAGCAGGCAAATATACCAATGTATCAAACAAGTACTATTGGCGATTGGTTACAGCTGTTGGAGATGATTACATTGAGTTGAGTAAAACAGATTGTGATACAAATTCAGATGTGCCGGCTGCTGGTGATGCTCTGGTACAATTAGGCAATCGTACAGACACATCACGGCAAAATGCAATGATGTTCGTTGTTACAGGAGAGAATGCACCTTCATTCATTCAATACAAAAGTATTAACTCTTATTCTTTGTCTGGGAAAGATCAAACAATGATATCCCCTTCAGGTAATAAGTTCACAGGTTCATTTTATCTTTCAACCGGTTACTCCGTTTTAGATTATGCTGATAATGCTGCGAATCAAGCTAAAAAAGATGCTCAGGGTTATGCTGATACAGTATTTGACGCAATTCCCGGAAGAATAACTCTTGCAGTTAGCAGTGCTATAAGCAATATTCAGATAGGTGGGAGAAATTTAATAAGACAAAGTACAATTGGTGGGACTCAAACCGTAGATAATTATGGCGGAAATAAGGCTTTTTATGCTTTTAAGAAAGCAGGAGATAATTGGCGTATACAAAATTGGACGGTTCATGTTAACGGTTACTATTCATTTGGTTTTTGGGCTAAAGCATCTGTATCGGTAACACTAGAGGTAGACTTGTGTGATCAAAACACGGCATATTTCTCAGTTACGACAGAATGGCAATTGTTTAAAATAGAAAATGCTCCGGTATCAGCGTATTTAGGAGATCCTTATTACGGATTTATCGACCTCAATCCATCGGCAGATTGTACGTTATATCTAGGCAACATTAAACTAGAGCAGGGTAGTAAATGTACAGATTCTTCTCCAGCCCCTGAAGACGTTGAAGCAGGTATAAGTTCATTAAATTCCCGTGTGGATTCAGCAGAGGAAAAGATAACTTCTGATGCAATTAATATGACAGTAAAAAGTCAGACAGAGGCTATTGCTGCCACTGCCGCAAATTCAATAGGTAAGTTTTATGTTCGAGGTTCAGGTCTAAATCATAATATTACGCCATCTGTACAGCTTAACGGAGTGGAATATGCGAGTTCATATGGACGTGGCCATACTCTGATTACAATTAATAGATCCAATTTATCTAAAGTTGAGTTGATCAATTACGATACATACGGCAGCAGTACTTATTGCGATAATCTTGCGGCTAAACTTAATAGTTTATCGAGTGATGTTATAATAGTACTTGTGTCGTTCGATGCATGTAGTATTGATAATAATTTAGCCGATGCTTTAAAAAATTGTGGAGGTTCCGGCAAAACATTTGGTGCAGATAGAATTCCATATGTGTTTATTGGAATTCAAGGAATTGGTGCAGGCAATGGCATTGAGGTTATATGTGGTAATGGAGCAACTGATCCTTATGCAGAATATTCGACAATTATAACAGGAGGTATACCTCAAGGAGTAATGGGCGCGAATTGTGCTCTTAATAGAATGCTGTCTTCATTTACTATTGATACATCCGGTATCAGCCTATTAGGCAAGAAGATATCCCTTGCCGGATTAGTCACATTTAACTCGTTAGATACTGATTCACAAAACCGTATTATCAATGCTGGGAATGCTGCTAGCAATGCACAAGGTACTGCCAATAACGCTCAAAGTAACTTAGATACACTTAACGGTAGATTAAGAGGCTTGGCTTTTACCGATAAAGCACTCGATGCAATGAGGAATGAAGGAATTATTGCCGGTGCCTATATGAATATGGCATACCTTGATGTGAAGACGATTGTAGCGAATGGCATCAATGCACAAACCATTGATGCAAATAATGCAACATTCAAAAATCTTAATGTTGAAAATGCTACATTAAAGAATGTACAAATATCAGGCTCTATAAGAAGCCCGTTCTTATGGGTAGATGGAAATAATGTACCAGCAGGTGGGTATACATTAACCAATAACATAGCCCTGCAAGGCACGAATATGACTATAACTAGTTCATTGGATAAGGTAGGCAAACGAGTTACTGTTTCGTCTGTAAGGTATCCTAATGGCAATTATATTGACGGCATTTATACAATTAAGGCAAGTGATGGTTCCCCTTTTTATGAAGATGGTATTGCCAAATCACAAATTACGATATCGCGTGAAATAGTTGAACTCTTAGGATATGGAACTGAGACACAATTCTTTGGATGGATTGTGCTGAATCGTAGAAATGTGTATACTGCTCATAAGTACGGATATCAGCACCTGGTTATGTACGAGGGATTTGTGAATGATGATGGTAGTATGTATAAGTATAAAAGCTTTGATGGGCAAGCAGTATCATCAATTCAAACAGGGGATGGCTATTATAGAGTGAATATCCCAAGTACTCCGGTAAACGAATATCTTGTTTTGTTGGGTAACTGTTCTCACATATCAGGAGCAGGAAGATACGCTTCCGTATATAACAGGCAGCCTACTTATTTTGAGGTGTATACCGGTGACGACTCTACGTCCAACACGGGACCGTTCTATTTTCAAGTGATCAGCACAGCTGATTGGGTATAAAGGATTTATTATTAACAATTTAAAATACAAACATTATGGATTTAAACATTACAAAAGTGACAAACAGTAAGAATGCAAAAGTCTCACTTAACGGCATTGATTATGCTTTAGAGTATACTATTGACTTGACAGATTCAAGCAAACCACAGTTGACATGCTTTAAAAGTACAATCTCAGACAAAGTAGGAGATGCTAAAGTCAATGTTGGAAATATTATTCTCAATTGCGGGAATGTTCGCATAGAGAGTCTTATCTACACAAGCAATTTAGCACAGTATTTCATAGATTTTCAGGCAATTCTAAAGAACATTTTAGCGGGTGATGGGGCAACCGAAGGTGCAAATTCAGGAGCAGATAACGCAACGAAGTAATTAACAACACAAACACAAAATAAAATGAAAGAATTTAATGTATTATTTATTGCCCTTTTCATATTAGTGGGCTTTCTGTTAACTCCCTTAATCTTTATCGCCTTAGATTTCTGGTCAGGAGTAAGAAAGGCGAAACAACGAGGTGAGAAAATAACTTCTGACGGTTGGACCAGGACAGTAGCAAAGATCGGAAGATATTACAACATGTTATTTGCATTTGTTGTTGTCGATTCTATGCAAATAGCTGGCGTTTGGTATCTCGATACTTACTACGACTATCATATTCCAATCTTTCCGTGGTTAACGATGATTGGTGCGTGTATAGTTGCGGCTATAGAGATCAGAAGCATTTTTGAAAAAGCAGAGGATAAAGTTAAGAAACAGGTATCTGATGTGAGTTCACTTGCTGAAAATATAGCAAAGAATATTTCTTCTCCGGCTGAAATAGCGCAGGCAGTTGTCAATTACATGAATACTAACGATTTAAAAACAACACAAGATGAAAGCAAGTCAACTACTGATCAATAAGCTAAAAGAGTTTGAGGGCTGTAAATTGGTAGCCTATCAAGATGCAGTCGGTGTATGGACTATTGGTATCGGTCATACGGTAGGAGTAAAGAAAGGTCAGAAGATTACTTTACAGCAGGCAGAGGTCCTGTGCAAAGGTGACTTATTAAAAGTTGAAACTTATCTCAATAGTTTGAAGATACCTTTTACTCAAGGTCAGTTTGATGCGCTGTGTGATTTTGCTTTTAATTTCGGTAACGGAGCATTGGCAAATAGTACCTTGTTAAAGAAAATTCGGATTAATATAAATGACAAGACTATTCCATATCAGTTTACACGCTGGATATATCAAAAGGGTAGTAAATTCCCTGTAAATGGATTGGTGACACGTCGTAATTGGGAGGCAATGAGATGGCAACAGAAATGAAATCAAAAAGTTATTTTATAGTATTGATAGCAGTCTTATTGGCTGCTATCATCCTCTGCTCTTGTAGGAGTAAAGAAGTGGTAACTAAGGAAACATCTGTGTCTCAAACAGAAACACATCTTTCATTAAAGGATAGCACTATACATTTAAGTACCTTCGTCTCTTCAGATACTACTTATAGCAATGAAGAGACAATCATTCATCAAGTTGTGTATGATACTAGTAAAAAGGATAGTGTCGGCAATTGTCCAATACTATCTGTTACTGATGTCAATACAAAGAAGCATTCTAGTTCTAAAGGTAAGAAAGAGCAAGTTTCGACTTCTACAAAAGTACAGAAGACTAAACAGGAAGAGAAACAAAAGGCTGTTGACAAGAAGCAAAATTTTCAAAAGGTCATTTCGCCTATAAAAGAAGTGGATCATTTGGTAAAGAATATTCTGCTGTTGGCCTTGTTTTTGGGGTTAATCTTTTTATTCATAAGGTATAGGAAGATCATTAGGACATTATTTGAGAAATAAATGTTACCTTTACATAAACATTGCAATAACTATTTAAACGGTTGTGCTTAAAGAAATAAATCGTATCTTTGTAATCAAAACAACATAATCATGGGACAAATTTCTTTCTCCGTTTCGGCAAGAACCGCAAGCTTGATTGGGCATGAAAATTTTTCAAATGTAGAAGGAGCCATCGTAGAATTGGTGAAGAATGCTTACGATGCTGATTCTCAATATTGTTTTGTGGTCTTTTCGCAAGATGAACAAGGCTCCCCGTGTTTGTTCATATTGGATTTTGGATCTGGCATGAGTGATGATATTATTAAAAATTGTTGGATGCGTATTGGTACAAACGACAAATTGGATAATGTTACTACACCAAATGGCAGAGTTAAATCTGGTGCAAAAGGCATCGGTAGATTTGCCCTTAATCGACTAGGCGAAAAAGCTGCAATGTATACTATAATAAAAGATGGACCAGGCTTTAAATGGACTGTCGATTGGAATAGATTTAATGACCCAACTATAAACGTTTCGGATGTAACAGCTGATTTAGATAATGTTGATTTAGGTAATGTAAGACTCCACGTGCAGTCTATTTTAGATAAAATTCAAAGTAATTTACAGATTAGTGAAGTAGATAAACATTTTCCTGATTTTACGAATGGAACATTATTAGAAATAACGAAATTAAACGATCTGTGGAATGAAGAAAAGTTAGAATCGTTATTTGATAATCTTGTTTTACTTGTACCTCCATTTGTTCAAAATGATTTCAAAATATATATCCATTCAGATCAATTCCCTGAAAAATTTGGACTTATCCAGAGTGAAAATTTTGAGGATTACGATTATAAAGTATCGGCTCATTATGACAATGATAAAAAAGAAATAATTGCTACAATAGAGCGCAATGAACTTGATCCAGATGCTTTAATGTCATTTTATGCTAATGTTTTTAATTTTGATAGGATGAAATTGTTCCCGTATAGGAGGGAGGATTTTGCAAATAAAACATTTACTATTACCAAAAAACTTTCTGACCTAAAAAACTTTAATTCTGAATTTATTGATAATAATAACGTATTAGGTGATTTTGATTTTTCATTCTTTTATATTAAAAACAGTATTGGTGACATAAAAAGTGAAGGCGAAAGAAAGAAGTTTCCATATAAAAGCTTTTCAAATAAAACACGTAAAAATTGGTTAGCTCAATTTGCAGGAGTAAAAATATATCGTGACAATTTTCGAATACGTCCATATGGAGAGCGAGGTGAAGATTGGTTGAAATTAGGAGAAGCTCAAGCTAAAAGTCCTAGTGGTGCAGGTCAACGAATGGGGGGATATCATATAAGACCGAATCAAATTTCGGGTGTTATTAGTATATCAAGATTGACCAATGGTGCATTGGATGATAAATCCGGCCGTGAAGGTATTCAAGAGAATGCCGCTTTTGAATTTCTTCAAAAAATTGTACGCGCCATGATTTCATTGTTTGAAGAAGATCGAAATACAGTTATGTACAACCTCTCTCAACTTTATAATAAAGAGAACGCCGTAGAAAAAGCGAAAATAGTTGCTGAAGAAGCTATTAAATCAGGGGTCATTAATACTGATAATTACCAAAAACTTGTTGAAGGGTATAATGCTGCCAAACGCGAATTAGAGGATAAAGAAAGTGAAATACAGCTAATGAGAAATTTAGCTAGTACCGGGTTATTAATCTCTTCATTTGGTCATGAACTACGAAGCATCGATTTGGCATTAGGAGGAAGAACTGATATGTTGCGACAGATACTGAATGATTTAATTCCGGAAGAAGATTTAGCCCAAGTAAATAAGTACCAAAACCCATATACACTAATAGATGCACTAAAAGATGAAGATGCAAATATCAAAGCATGGTTGGATTTTTCTATCAATTCAATTAGAAAAGATAGAAGAACACGAACAAATGTAAATCTAAAGGATTACTTTAGTCTTTTTAAATTAACGTGGGGGTCTATCGCTAATCAATTTAATATTCAAATAATTGTTTCAGAGATTGATCCTACTTTTGAAATTAATGTATTTCAAGTCGATTTAGACACAGTTTTCAATAATTTATTATCTAATTCTATTTCTTTCATTAGAGAAAGGAAAAGCACTGAAAATAGAAAAATAGAAATATCGGTTTCAGAACATGATGATTATGTGGATATATTATTTATAGATTATGGCATAGGACTTAATGCTATATATGAAAATGATCCGTATAAAATATTTGATTCTTTTGAATCATCAAAGTGTGATAAAAATGGGAATCAAATAGGTACAGGTTTAGGCTTGTATATTGTGAAAACGACTCTGCAAGATTATGCAGGTGCTCGGATAAAAATTATTCCGAACCTCGTTGAAGGATTCGGGTTAAGTGTAACTTTTAAATTATTACAAAATGGATAAATATAAAATTGGATATTTAGATGAAGAGATAATGCCTCGGGTACTCTTTACTGGAAAATTCAAGCTCTATTTTGATGTAGATATTATAGATGAGTTTGATAAAATTCAAACCACCAAGGATTTAATTGTATTAATTAATGAGCACAAACTTGATGCATTGGTTGTAGATTATAGAATTTCCGATAAAGGGACAATTAATTATGATGGAGATGAAGTAATTACTGCTATGAATAAAAATAAGAAATTTTTTCCGGTAATCATGATGACTTCTTTTGCTACTGATGCATCTCAAAAAGTTGATGATGTTTTTCGTATCTTTAGTAAAGAAGATCTGAATGATTCTAGTAAAGTGAAAATTCTAGCTGATAAAATAATTAAAACTATAGAAAAATATAGAGTTAAAAAGGATAATTTTGATGTGGAAATAAAAGCGTTGGAAGCAAAAAAAGATTTATCTATTGATGAAGAAAATAAGTTATACTCGTTACACTTGGACTTATACGAAATGGATTCCGAAGAGAATCCCGTTCCGCCACAACTATTAAAAAGCTCAATCGGAAGAGAGGTTACAGAATTGCTTCAGCAATCTAAAAAAGTTCTAAAAAGCTTGAAGGAAAAAGATGATGAAGATAAGAAATAAGTTGCCAAAGCGGCATAATCCGGAAAAAGAATGTAAGGATTATCATGCGTATAAAGAAAATTTGAGAGCTGATTTTAATAATCATTGTGGTTATTGTGGGGACAGAGATTGGCCTCGCAAGGAAAGTTTTGAAATAGATCATTTTGCACCCAAAAAGATAATAAAAAAAATCAAAGAGAATGACTATTTTAATCTAGTTTACAGTTGTAAATCATGTAATAATGCCAAAAGAGCAAAATGGGTGACATCTAATGAAAATATTCCGAATGATGGGACTGTAGGTTGGGTTGATCCATGCAATTCTGAGTATGATAAACAATTCATTCGTAATGAAGACGGATCAATTAAGGCTGTAACGGAATTAGGTAAATGGATGTACGACAACTTGAATCTTTGGAAAAGACAACATGCTATTTTATGGGAGCTGGAAGAACTTGATCAGGTATTTGATCAAATGGAAAAGTACACTGATAATCCAATAATAAAAGTTTTAATTAGGCAGCATTCATTGATCAAAGATTTATACAATGAGTGATAAAAAAAATTTTGGGGCATACTATACGCCGATTGAATTAGCGTCCTTTGTTATTAAACATATTTGTCCAAAACTTGTAAATAAAAATGTTTCTGTATTAGAACCGAGCGTGGGAGATGGTGCTTTTCTAAAAGCTTTACACGATTCTGGTATAAATATATCAAATGCAATTGCAGTTGATATAGATGATACACATTTCCATGAATTATCTTCCATTGGCTTAGATCATTTAACGACAATCAAACAAGATTTTTTATCTTTTGATTCAAAAGATAAATATTCTTTAATCATTGGTAATCCTCCTTATATAAAGAAAACTCGGCTAACTCTTCAACAAATAGATTTAATTAATAAAATATATAATTATACAAATTTTAAAAGTTCTTCGGGTAATATATGGGTTGCTTTTATGCTTAAATGTGTGAATTTACTTTCTTCTGATGGAATTATAGCATTTATTTTGCCATCTGAGTTCTTACAGGTAAAATTTGCCGAAGAGTTGAGGGTATATATGATGAAATTTTTCCAGAGAATTGAGATCGTAACTTTTACGAATTTACTTTTTGAATGTAAGGGGCAGGATACCATCCTCTTCATTGGTTATAAAGAAGCAGAGCGGCGAGGTGTTTATTTTTCCCATTCTAAAGATAGCCAGTCATTAAGTGCCGCTATTTTTGAAAATAAAGATTATTTGACTAAAAGTAATTTTAAATGGATTCATCATCAATTCTTAAACCGACAGAATATCAATTTTATTCAATCATTAATAGATAAAACCAAGCCAATTTCTTTTTATTGCGAAACAGCACCTGGAATAGTAACTGCTGCTAACAAATACTTTATTGTAAATGAAACGATAGAAAAAGAATATAATTTGAAGAAATATTCTTTACCGATACTCCAAAAAAGTTCATTCACTCAAAGTAATTTTATATATGCCGCAGCGGAATACGATAAAAT